CTCCATATCTTCAAAATATTCTCTAAATGTTCTCATGATCCGGGTTTATCTTTTTGAAAGTTAGCTGAACTAAAATCTAATCTGTTAACCAGTTTAACAGCATTACCATCTCTATCAACTGCTACATATCCTTCAGGAGATGTGACTCTTAACACGCCTTCTCCTTCATCGATAAAGTGTTTAGTGTTATATACAGCATTATTATACTTGTTAATGAAGATCTGCTTAGCTTGTGACAATAAGCTACTAACCTTAAACAGATTAACTATATCATCCTTTTGATTTTCGAACTGAGCTGTCTTTTGCTTGAGAGTTTCTTCTAATCTCTGCTTTCCAGCAACAGATTTTCTCTTATCAATCTCTTTATTAATACGAGTCTTATACCACTCAATAAAGTTCCTATAAGACTCCTCTGGATCATTTAAGAACTTACCTTCTCGAATCTCCGTATTTATATAAGGGTTGAGAAGATCAGAAGGTAAGTCCTTGTAATCTATTTTAATTGAATCAGCGGTTTTTATTAAGTCTTTAACTTGTTTTGCTTCATCATCTGTTAAATTTACAACTCCGGTATCATCTTTAAAGTAAGCATCATCGAACCAAACACCAGGTACCTTGCTTAATCGGTTAACTCTAGCACCAAATGATGCTGGGCTATCTAACCCATCGTATTCAGTGTGAAATATAATACCAAACACAGAGTTAGCTATTTGTCTTCCGAGATCTGAATCAGCTTCTACTGCATACTTAATTGTATTTGGTTGAAAGGTGTAATGCACCTCCCCGTCGATGTTCTCTTTCTTAACCGATGAAGAATCAAACATAAAATCACCCTGCATTATGTTCTTAATACCTAGCTTAGGTAAATGTTTAAGAGCTTTTTTAAGTTTATCCGCTAAACCAGGTGCATGTCCGTGATTAACCTCTACATCTTGTTCAGTATAGTTAATTTTAGGCTCTTTATTAAAGATAGACTTGGTACCAACAAAGAATTTACCGTTATCAGGGTGCTTTCCAGCGAAGATAGCAGGTGCACCATCCCATTTTACCGTAGTACCTATCTTTCTCTTGCTCTTTCCTTGTAAATGGCCTAGTAAATTAGTTAAAAAGCCCTTAGCTTGATCATAACCACCCTTACCTCTAGTAAGAATCAGTTCCTCTAAGTGTGTAAGATGTGTATTAGCCTTACCTTCTTCAAGGAGCTCTAAGTAATCTTCGAAATATAGTTTAAAATTCTTCATAATTTATTAAGTTAATCTAAATTTAGCACCGGCTGCGCCAGCAGCAGTAGGACTACTACCCGGGTAAAATATAGAAACACCCTCTCCACCAAATTCGAATTTTATTAAATTGTTTTCAAGCGCGCGGAATATAGAATCTAATTCATTAACGTTAACATAATTAGCATCCCACCACGTTCCAGGTATACCCTTGGCATATCGACCCTTTTTATCCCGGTGATCTTGCCCGGCTTCAACGCGTTGTTGAAACTCAGCTTCTGTACGCGACTTATTAGCCACAAAACCGTGCTGGTGAACAGCTAACAATATATCAAATCCATTTGGATCCTTTCTACCATATTCGTGGAGCAACAAGGCACCAACGTATTGCTTCCGGCGCGCTGGATCCGGATCCATTTTTAACACCCGCTCCAAATTTTCTTTTGTTAGTATATTCTTTGCATACTTATTGTTCCAAAAGCTCTTATCAATAAAGTCGAGTGTGGGCCCTGCCTCCGGATTTTTTGGGTCAACGATACCGTTATTAGTAATAATTTCTGTAATTCGTTTATTATCATCTGCAAAGCCAGCCCCTCTCGCGCTTAGCACTCTCCCCTTACCAGTCTTTACCTCTATCTGCAAAGATCCTATCTCCAAATCACCGGTTGACCCTTTTTTAGCTTCGGTTAATACTGCTAACGCTAGCTCACCAGCACCTACACTCACATTACCTTCTTTAAAATCTCTTACGAATAGCATATTATAAAACAGTCCCCAATCTTCTTGGTTCTCTAAAAACATTGCTAATTGAGGTTTACATATGCCCCAGAGATCTACTTTACCAATGGGCCCTGTTAGATTTGGCCCTAGGGCATCAAGCTTGTCTTTTTCATTTACATATTTTTGTAATCCCTCATAATTGACATCCTGAAACCCCATAAATAGATATTTTAAAAACCTATCCTGTTCCTTAAACCCACTTTTGTCTGCCAAGGCCTGCACTACTTTAAAATGATCCTTTAACATAATGGAGCCTTCTGCCTCGCCTTTAAGGTAACTAGCGATGCTAGCTGCTTTTTTGTCGTCTATATCTGTAAATGTTTGTGGTTTACTACCATCATACGATATTTCAACTTGTGCTTCACCCAATACACGAAGATGTCTACGCGGTGGAATCTTACCACGTACCTGATTCTTATAGATATCTTCTAATGACCACTGCATGATTATTGCGCGTCTAGGGCTTCGAGCTCTCGCTCAACAGGTTCATCCGAAAACTCAACCAATCTTTCGATAGTCTCAATAACCTTTCTCGGCTCAGTTCTTCCAAATTGTTTGTTAACTTCAGATGCAATATTAATATCATCCATACTCGGAGCATATATAAAAGCATTTGTTAATAGATCTGCAACGTATACTTCCCCCTCCGGAGTAATACCTTCTGGGGCAGGTGGTACGTCTGCTACATCCGTTGCATCAGCAACCTCTACATCAACTTCTTCAACCTGCTCAACTTCATCTTGTTCGAGGAGGCTTCTATATTGTCGTATTAATTTTAACGTTTTCATAATTTTATGGTCCACCAGCAGCGGCATCTAATTTTTTAGCAATCTTTTCTGCAGCGCTAGCCATTGTCTGCTTTGCCCTCTTCAACCTTCTACCTGTCTTGGTCAAGGCGCCTTTCATGAATCCTTGATCTGGTAAACTTGCAATTGCACTTATAGCTTCAACTGAATCTTTTGCTTCATTATCCTCTATTGGAATATCCGGAGCGTACTCTTGTTTAAAGCTGTCAAAAATTTCAAATGGACTACCGACACCAAACAATTCGAAAGAATCAATTAACTCACCATTAACGTCTTTTAACTCTACTGTGTATTTGTCTTCACCCGGTCGATTTTCTTCTACCAGTTTTAGAAACTTACTCATGTATATATTTATGGAAGTAGTGAAAGTTTTATATTTATATTTGATAGAAACTCTGCTTCAATTTGCTGTAATTCGTATCTTCTAAGAAAGAGTCTGAACTTATAAAAAGAAACAGTTGATGTATCCTTTTTATTAAATGACATATAGTCTCGTTCCTCTAAAAACGTACTAAAATCTTCTTTACTGTATGTAATATTAGTTGGTAGTGCATTAAAAATGCGTTTAATTAATGTATACTCAATAGTTTTATCATCTGTTTTATAGTAAAACCATTTTTTATTACCAGTTTTTGAACAAACTTTAACTATTTCTTTGATAATAAAGTGAATACCGAGCTTGTTTTTATCTTTTCTAGTTAATTTAAGCTCGTTTTCAGTTATATACAACAAATATTCATTAAAAGACCTCGCTAGACACTTATTAAGATTAATAAATTCAAAACCACGTACAATATCACTTACGCCTTCCGATTCTGACGTTAATAATTCCGTTGTAGTAGTCATCTCTTAACAATACTTCCTCTTCAAATTGTAGTTTAGTTTCGTGATAACTCAACTCCCACTTCGAATCACACCATCTTAGAATTTCAAACTTAAAATTACCTTTACCCAGTATTCTTATGTGCTCATTAAGCTGATTTGATGAAGATGTATACGTTTTCCAGTCAGTTTCTATTTCAATACGTCGCTTATTCTTTTTACCTTTTAATGGAGGGCGCTTTCTAATAGATTTACACTGCTTTTTACCAATATACTTCATATTATTAGTAAGATTTGTAATCTTATAAATAAACCCATAAGGTAGACTAGTGCTTTCTTCTAAGACTCCCTCCCAATGACCTAAGTCTCTCATAAATTGTGGTATCGCAATATACCTGGTATTTTTACATCATTAAACTTAGTACTAAAATTTGTATATTCAGATGGTATGCGTGATAATAAAGGGTGTAACTTAGTATTAACAGCTAAAATAAAACCATCACCAAATGCCCACCCAAAAGCCGGCTGCTCAATCTCAATTATAATTTTTGAAACATCATTCAACCTATTTATAACTCTTTGATGTATACCTGGTGATACATCTTCATGTGTAGATATGAAATAACAACCTATCTTATCACACAATTCCCTATCAACTATTTCTTCTATAACCTCTTCTTCACCACCCTGTATATCCATATGTAAAAAATCTATATATTCTATATTATTTTTAGATAACAAGTCAGTTAATGTAATTTTATTAAAACTATCATTCAAATCTAAGTGTGGCATAGTTTTATCAAGTGTACCTGAATAACCATGGTATACCTTAGTATCAACGTCGTTAAATTTTTCGTTTAATTGTTTAAAGGCTTTTGGACAAACATCAGTACACACGTTAAAGCTTTTTTTATCAAGCATACCGACAATTTTCTTAAAAAATTTTGTATAATCCCCTACATCAGCTCCGAGCTCAACCATATTAATAGTTTCTTTATCACTTAATCCACATATTTGCTCCACGAGGTAACAAAATACACGTGTTTGAAATATTTCGTGACCTTGAACTATAAGATTTACGTTATGCTTATCAGCTTCCTCTTGACTCATCCAACCAAGAAAGCTATTTACGAGAAATTTATCTACTATAGCCATGCACGGTATATTTATCTACCATTTCTTACAACTCCAGTAACCAGCAGAGAACTTATCCTTCTTCTGATCACACTTATGACGTGCACGGAATGACTTTCTACGCTTAGGATTACTCTTTTTGATCTTCATATTTGGATCTCCAAAGCGAACAATCTTTTCTTTACCATCCTTACAAGCCTTAACAACAAACTTCTTAGAACCACCTGATGTACGACGAGGACTGTTACACTTCATACGATCTTTATCGACCTTTTCAGCGTCTTCATCATATGATTCTTCATCTTCTTCTTTCTTTTTCTTTTTTTTCTTCTTTTTACGGACCTGTACCTTTCCATCCGGGGTAGGATTTCTAGCATCCCCAGGCGCGTACCAATCCGAAGAATTTATATCACCGTCTCCGGGATTATACCCACCACTAGATCCTCCAAAAGAAGCTCCAGTAGTCATATCCTCTTCTAACATTTTTAAGAATAGTCTTTCAAATTTACTGGTTGCATCCATTACAAATATATTTATAATATAAAGATGGAATTGCTAAAAAAGTACATTGATGAGATCGGACAAGATCTAGTACTCGATGATTTTAATCTTAAAGAAGCGCAAATGAGATTACCTGCGCGTAAGCACTTCTGGGTTGCAAGATTAATGGATGCTAAGATTAAACGCAACTCTCTTATTAATGAAAAGAAAAAAATTAAGAAAGAACTAGTCAAAAAGGTAATCGCTGACTCCCCGGTTAGAATAAGTCAATCAGCTGCAGAATCTGCAGCTGAAAAACACGAATCAATAAGCTCTCTTAATACAGGTATTACTGAACAAGATGCTATTATTGAATACCTTGAAAAGGTAGAAAGAATATTTAGTAATATGCACTGGGAAATTAGAAATATAGTCGAAATTAATAAGATGGAACAACTTTGATGCTTACTTTTGATTATAGCCCAGGTAAGAGAAAAATTCAGCTAAAAACTGACGATATAGACTTATTTGATAGAATTAGAGAGCATTTTAGTGTAGAAAACGAAGGTGCTAGGTTTGCTAGATATAGAGGCCGATTCGCTGCTAGAAGAAAATACGCTATAACAGGCACCGGTGCTTGTGAAGTTGGACTATATTGGGAAATTCGACAGTATCTTATAAGCAATCAGATTAAAATTGATGTTGAAGTTACTGATAAACTACAAAAAGTACTCAAAGTCGGTAGAGACATTAATCTTTTTAAAGACTTTACCTTAACTTTACGAGAATACCAAGAGGATGTTATTAAGAGAGCACTAAAACTTGGTAGAGGTACGTGTGTTTTAGGTACCGGCGCTGGTAAAACACTTACAACTGCCGCTCTTATTGAGAATTACTTTAGATCCTGCCCAGATAAAGACACTTTTAAGTGTGTCGTGCTGGTTCCTGACTTAGGACTAGTAACACAAACGTATGATGAGTTCATGAACAGTGGTACTACCTTTAAACTTACTAAGTGGACGGGTAAAACAAAGCCAGACCTTACAGCTAACGTTGTTATATGTAATATTGGCATAGTTCAAAGTCAGTTTGATACGAATGATTGGTTAAAGTATGTAGATTTACTTATAGTTGATGAGTGTCACAAGATAAAAGCATCAAACAAGATTAGTAAAATAGTATCTAAGATTACAACACACAACAAATATGGGTTTACAGGCACACTTCCGGAGAATAACTTAGATAAATGGTCGATTATAGGTAAATTAGGCCCTGTTATATACGAAAAAACGAGTTATGAGTTAAGATTAGAGGATTATTTGGCAAATGTTAATGTAAAAGTGTTAAATCTTGAGTATAACACACCTCCAAGGTATCTTTCTGATAATGCCTATAAAGAAGAGTTGGATTTTATATATGAAAGCCCGTTTAGAAATGAGTTTTTAACGAAACTATGTGAAAAGCTTGAAAACAACACATTGATACTGGTTAATCACATAAAACACGGTGAATTATTAATGGATTACCTTACTACTCTTAAAAATAAACAAGTATACTTTATTAGAGGTGAGGTTGAGGTAGAAGAACGTGATAAAATAAAAAAAATCATGGAAAAAGATGCTAATGTTGTGTGTGTCGCTATTAGTGCTATATTTTCGACAGGTGTTAACATTAAAAATCTCCATAACATCATTTTCGCGTCCGGAGGTAAGTCTTTTATACGAACAGTTCAGTCAATTGGTAGAGGTCTCCGCAAACACGCCTCAAAAAACAAGCTTATTATATTTGATATATGTGATCGATTAAGATACGGTATAAGACACTGTGAAAAACGTAAAGAAATTTACGAAAGAGAGAAAATAAAGTACACCGACACTAATATCGTTGAAAAATCTTAAACTTATACTATAATTTTACAAATGGCCGAAAAAAAAGAAAAGAAACCATATTATATAGAACCCAAAGTCTTTAAAGCGTCGTTACAAAAGTACTATGATACAGATATTCTTACTGACGACTTGGCAGAAAACATAAAAAAAATTGCTTATGGGTTAAGTTACAATGCATCATTTATCAATTATACCTATAAAGACGATATGATTGGTGATGCTCTTATTAAAATGTATTCAGCTTTAAAACATAAGAAGTTTAACTTCGAAAAAGCAACTAATCCATTTTCATACTTTACAACAATTGCTTATCATGCCTTTATTAATCGTATTAAGAAGGAAAAAAAGCATCATGAAGCTGTTACAAAGTATAAAGAGCGAGTATACGAAGATTTTATGTCTAATCCTGAAAATACACACGGTCACGTGTACGTAAAACCACCTGACGAGGAAAATTCTTTTGAAGATTAGTAAGCCTAGAGTTGCTATTTTTTCAGATCTTCATTTAGGTGTACATTCTAATAGTTCCGACTGGCATAATTATGCTGTAGAGTGGGCTCACTGGTTTAAAGAAGAGTGTAAGCGAAAAAATATCAAAGATTTAATCTTCTGTGGTGATTGGCACCATAATAGAAGTGAGATATCTGTTAATACGCTGCAAATATCTGCAGATATTTTAGATATATTGTCTGAATTTAATATTATCGCCATTACTGGTAATCATGATATATATTACAAGCATAGAACAGACGTTAATTCCTTATCTGTTTTTAAAAAGCGTAAAAATGTCACTATATTAGATACGTTTGACACGATTGAAGCGTTTGATCGTACTATTACCTTCTGTCCATGGAACACAAACATAAAAGAAATACCTGAAAGTGATATTCTCTTTGGTCATTTTGAGATAGAAACTTTTAAGATGAACTCTTACAAGGTTTGTGAAGAAGGACTTAAGGTCAAAGATTTACTTAAAAAGAGTCCCCTAGTAATTTCCGGACATTTCCATACAAGACATGAAAAGAAGTTCGGTAAAGGTACAATTCTATATGTTGGTAACCCGTTTCAGATGGATTTTGGTGACACCGGTAACCAAAAAGGGTATTATATATTAGATTTAGACACGCTAGAGTACGACTTTACACCAAATAACGTATCTCCAAACTATAAAAAGATTTCCCTTAGTGAATTAGTTAGAGAAGGTAAAATAACCAAACAGATTGTAAATTTATTTGCCGGTAATATTGCTCGCTTAAAGGTCGATATGAATATATCACAAGCTGATATGGATATATTGCTTAAGAAGTTAACTTTACTTAAACCTGAAGTGTTGACCGTTGATTATGATATAAATTTTAACCGCTTACTTGATGATACAGAAAATAAAGAAGACCTGTCTGGGATTGACATACCTCAAGCTATAGAAGAGTTTGTAAATCTCCTTGAAATTAAGAATAAAAAAGAGATAATAAAATACACTCTTGGTTTATATGAAAAAAGTAAACTTTAAGAAGCTTAGTATAGTAAATTTTCTGTCTGTAGGAGAAGAACCCGTTACAATAGAATTTAGTAAAGGTCTTCATGTCATTACAGGTAAAAATAAAGATAAGCCTGATAGAAGGAACGCTATTGGTAAAAGCACAATAGCGGACGCTTTATATTTTGCTATATTTGGCGAAACACTACGTGAACTTAAAAAGGATCTCATACCCAACAATCTTACTAACGGTAAGACACATGTGGAATTGGATTTCGAACTTGATTCACCTCGCGGTAAGAACAATTATAAGATAATACGTACTTTATCACCTTCCAAGGTTTTTATTTTTAAAGATGGTGTAGATCGGACAAGAGATAGTATTAAAAACACTACAGCATACATTAGTCAGGTGTTAAGCGCTTCACCCTCTATTTTTCAAAACTGTGTTATTATGACAGTTAACAATGCAGTGCCTTTCATGGCTAAAAATAAAATTGAAAAACGAAAGTTTATTGAAGATATTTTTGGTATGGAGATCTTTAGTACCATGTTAACTGCTTTAAGGAACGAGTATAACGAAATATCGCGTGAGCATGACACGCAGTTGACTAAATTAGAAGAGATTCAAAAAGCGTATAACAACTATGAAGACCAAAAACAGCGAATTCTTCAAACTAGAAAAAATAAAAAAGAAAAATACCTTGGTCGTCAAAAAGATAATACCGAAGAAAAGGAAAAGCTTGAAAAAGAAGTACAGGGGATTAAAGAAGTAAATATTAGTAAAATTCAAAAGCAAATATCTTCCCTTGAAGAAGCTGTTTCAGATCATGATTTAAAAATTGAAACTAACTTAGAAGCTGTTGCTCGTAATAAAGCTTTAGCTGCCACTAGAAAAGAGAGATACCAAAAGATGGGTACAGATGAAGAAAAATGCCCAGTATGTCTTCGTAATATGGAGGAGCATGATGCTGAGTTAATAGCTAAAGAAAAGAAAAAACTTAAAGAAGCGATTCATGAAGCTGTAGAAGACATTAAAAACTATTCCGAAGGGCTAAAGGAACTAAAAGTAAGAAAGGATCGTTTTATAAAGGCCATAAGTCAGTGTCAGAACAAAATATCTGAAGCAAGATTACAAGAGCAAAATAAAAAGAACATTGAACAACGAATTGAGCAGCTAGATAAGTGGCAGGAAGAGTTAAAGGGTGATTTAGAAGCTATTGAATCTACTGATACAGACTTCGACACATTAATTGTTGAAACGAAAAGACGTGTAAATAAGCTTGAGAAGAAAGTTAAAAAGTTTAGAGGTGAGTTAGCTAAGTTAGATATTGTAAAGTACGTTGTTTCAGAAGAAGGTGTTAAGTCATACATTGTAAATAAGCTATTGGAACTTTTAAACAGCAAATTACTTCTCTATCTTAAGCGACTAGACTCTAATTCGATTTGTATTTTTAACGAATATTTTGAAGAAGAAATATTAAACGAAAAAAATAAAGTCTGTTCCTATTTTAACTTTTCCGGAGCAGAGCGCAAGTCAATTGACCTAGCATGCCTGTTTACATTTTCTGATATAAGAAGATTACAGGGTGGTGTACAATACAATATTGCAATTTATGATGAGCTTTTTGATTCTTCGTTTGATGAAAAGGGTATTGAACTAATTACACGAATTTTACAAGATAGAGTTGAAGAGCTAGACGAATGTTCTATAGTAATTTCACACCGCAAAGAGTCTATTAAAGCGGTTACAGGTGATGTAATCTATCTTGAGAAAGAAAACGGTATAACGACTAGGGTAGATTATACAGAACGATAAACTATATATAATGATGCTAGGCGCCAATCCATTTCCACAACCATTCACCGCACCAGTATTTGGTCTACCAGGTGTTCCTAAACAACTGCCCAAGTCTCCACCACCGCAAGATTTAAAACCGAAAGAAGCGTCTTTACCTAGGTATGTTAATTACTTAGCAGATTATTCTGGTTGTGGTCACTGGCGTATTTTGTGGCCGGAGTCGGTTATTAATGCAAGAGGTGAAGGAATGTCACAGTCAACTACAGCTATGGTAGTTGACCCGAGATGGTATACAGGGGTTAAATCAGTAAAGGTTCAACGACAAGCCTCATCACAGCAAAAAGAGTTTATTAAGTTTCTTAAACAAGTACAACAAGAACATGATTTTAAAATTATTTATGAAGTCGATGATGTAGTGTTTAAGGAAGTAATACCTGATTATAATAAATTTAAATTTGCCTTTGATACAGAAGAAGTTCGTCAAAACTGTGTTGATATTATTAATATGGTTGATGAAGTCACAGTAACCTGTGAATTTATGAAAAGGCTGTATTCTGAAAAAACAGGTAAAAAGGAAATTACTGTTATACCAAATTTTGTTCCTAATTTTTGGATGGGACATTTATACAACCCCCGTAAAGTAGAGCGGGCATTTAAAAAGCACAAACAACGCCCAAGAATTTTATACACTGGCTCCGGAGCCCATTACGATGTTGATAATAAGACAGGTGGTAAAGACGATATGTCTCATGTAAGAGACTTTATTAGAAAGACCGTTAAAAAGTACCAATGGGTATTTGTTGGTGCCTTTCCTCCGCAGTTAGTAGATCTAGTACAACAGAGAGAGATTGAATTTTACCCATGGGAGACACTTATAAGGTACCCGTACCTAATCGCAAGTCTAGATGCTCAACTTATGGTGGCGCCTCTTCAGGTAAATGACTTTAATAAATCAAAGTCAGATATTAAATTTATTGAAGCATGTACTTTAGGAATTCCATGTCTATGTCAGGATATGGAAACATACAATTCTGCTCCGAGTAGTTTAAGATTCACAACAGTAGAGGAGTTTGAAGATAAGATTAACAACATTCTTGCTTTTAAAAATAAAAGTTCTTATTACAACAATATTCGTAAGTTAAGAAGTATTGGTGAAAAACGTATTTTAGAAAAAGATGAAAATATTCGCGCTTATACTGAAAGTCTCCATACCCCATGGGGCAGTGATGAAAGAGTTCATTTAAAGAGATGGAATTAGGAACTACTATATACTATAATATAGTAGATGTCATATAGGAATGTTGTTTATAACGGTAGAACCCGTTGCGTTAACCTGTTTACTTGGGATAAAGATGGTAAGCGTGTAATGCATGAATGCTCCTTTGAACCATATCTCTATCTTGAAAGCGGAGCAGGGGACAAGACATCGATTTACGGTACAAAAGTTAAAAAACGTAAATTTAATACAAGCTATGACCGGTCACGATTTGTACGAGAGTCAAATGTCAAGCGTGTGTTTGAAAATATGCCACCAGCACAGCAGTTTTTACTCGACTTGTATTGGGAGCAAAATGAAGAGTCTGAATTTAGTACACAACCGCTTAAAACGTGCTTGTTAGATATTGAGACTTATTCACCGGATTCTTTTCCGAACCCTGAAGACCCAACACATGTTGTAAATGTTATAACATGCTATGACAACTTTACAAAAAAGTTTCATACCTTTGGTATTAAGCCTTATACAGGTAAAGGTAGGTCAGATTTAAATTATGTTCATTGTAAAGATGAACGGGAAATGTTTATTAGGTTTATTGAATATCTTGAAAGTGACTATCCTGATATTTTAAGTGGTTGGAACTCAGAATTTTTTGATATACCTTATATCATTAATAGAATCGAACGAATACTAGGTCAAGATTATGTTGATAGATTATCACCACTTGGACGTGTACATTTTAGAGCGGTTAAGGGTAAGTTTGGTCGTGATCTTAAAAGATACTATATAGATGGAATTGCGTGTTTAGATTATTTAGATGTTTATAAGCGTTTTTGTTTAAAGCTCCGCGAGTCATATAAACTGGATGCTATTGGTGAGGTAGAGCTTGGGCAACGAAAAGTTGACTACGGTGATACAAATCTCGCAACGTTGTCTGATGAAGATTGGGATACTTTTATTGACTACAACATTCAAGACGTTAACTTGCTAGTTAGGTTAGAACAAAAACTTCAATATGTTCCTTTGTTGCGTAAGTTATCTTATGTTGGATTAACAACTTTAGAAGGCGCTATGGGTACCATTCAAGTTATTAATGGTGCTCTTTGTATTAGAGCTAGAAAAAGAGGCGAGGTTATTGCAACATTTTTACGGAATGCCGATACAGGTAAAAATCCTGGTGCTTATGTAGCTGAACCAAAAAACGGATTTAAAAATCATATTGTTTCTTTTGACGCGAACTCACTATATCCTAATGTGATGATATCTCTCAATACATCACCGGAAACGAAAGTAGGTAAAGTAGAAAGAACAACTGATCAAAAGGTAACTATACAACATGTCAGTGGAAGAGTCTTTGAACTTGATAAACCGGCGTTTGCAAAGTTTATTAAAGAGGAAGAGTGTGCTTTGTCAAAAGCCGGTTTTTTGTTTACGCAAAAGAAGAAGGGCATTATACCTGAATTCTTAGAATATTATTACAATCAGCGAGTAATAATTAAAAAGGATCTCTTTAAGGCAAAAACAAGACTTAAGAAGCTTAAAAAGAATTCTCCGGAATACATTGATGCAAAGTATGAGGTTGAACGGCTTAATACATCGCAAATGGTTATAAAAATTCTCATTAACTCATGTTACGGATATATGGGTAATAAGAATGCTCCTATTGGCGATGATGATATTGCATCTTCAGTTACGTTAACCGGTCAAGCGGTTATTAAATATTCAAATGAGCTTATCAAGGAATTTATCAAAAAAGAGATACCGGATATCTCTGATAAAGAACTTGAAGAATGTATTGTTTACAATGATACGGATTCGTCATATGTTTCTATTACTCCTCTTGTTAGCAAGGGCTTAAACTTTTTAGATGGGGATGATGTGCATCAAGATACGCATGATAAAATTCAAGAGATTGAAGACTATTTAAACAAAGGGGTATATGAATGGGCAAAAAAATCCCTCTTATCGAAAGATAGTCGATTTGTATTTAAACGTGAGTGTATAGCTGATGTAGGTGTCTTCTTGCAGAAGAAAAGATACGTGATGCATATATTGGATGATGAGGGCATTAAGGAAAATAAATTTAAGTATACAGGGGTTGAGGTAGTACGTACAACTATGCCTAATGCTATCAAACCGTACGCTAAGAAGATTATTGAGACAATGTTAAGTACACAGTCTCTAACAGAGACAAATAAAGTACTTAATGAAACATATGATATCTTTAAGGAACTTAAACCTGAAGAACTAGCGTTTGTAATGGGTGTTAAAGGCTATGAAAAGTATGCGGTAGCTTGTAATGAATTTACAACAGTTAAAAGTATGCCTATTCATGTTAAGTCAGCATATTTTTATAATTTACTTTTAGATAAATTAGGTACAGGTAACAAATACGAGTCACTTGGCTCAGGAGATAAAGTTAGATACATGTATGTAGAACGACCTAACAAGTACGGGTTAGATAGTATTGGTTTTAAGTATGATTACCCCAAAGAGTTTAAGGATACATTTAAGATTGACTATGACAAAATGTTTGAAAAGATTTTGTTTCAAGGTATTGAAAGATTTTACGATTGTGTAGGTTGGAATATTCGTAAACCTGCTGAAAATGTACAAGTTGAATTATTCGACCTGTTCACATAAATAGACTCATGGCATTACAACCCGGTGGATACACAGACAGACCTGAAGACGATAATACTAGAAGAGCTCACCCTGCTTATAATAGAGGCAAGGCACAAGGCATTTTAGAAACCTTGGCTATTATTAAAAAAGTAATTACAGGTGAGGATAATGGATCCGGAGCTATTAATTCTCCGGAAATTGAAAAAATTCGAAGATCAATTTTTGTTATGAGAGAAGCTTTAAATCATGCTTCAGACAAATCTACATATCTTTCCAAACCAGCTAAAGAGGCTCTTAACGAAGCACATGAAATAGCAAATTCTTTGAGATTTCAGTAGTTGCAATTTTACATTTTTAACTAAAATAATAATATGGCAGACAAAAAAATTAAGACTATCGTCGATCACATTGGCCGAACTGTTGTAGGTAAGGTGTCAGCAGAGACTAAAAACTCCCTCACACTTTTTAACCCTGTAATTATTCATGTTCAACCTGATCAACAGACCGGGCAACTTCAGGTACAATCTTTCCCATATATCTTTATGGAGTTCCTAAAAGATAAGGACAAAAATAATTGGACTTTCGATAAGAGCTCAATTAGTGTTTCGGATGTGGAACTTGATGAGCGTATTATTTCTCAATATGAGAATATTAACAATCCCAACCCGCCAATTCAGGAACCTCAGCAAGGAACTGGTGAAGAACCTGAAGTGATTAAGCTCTTTGATGATGAAGAGGAGCCAGAGTTGGCTACCAGTAAGTAAGAATATGTTTTTCTTCCGTAAAAAGGACGTGGTTAAGTACGTAAAAAATACTAACCTAAAATTTAAGACAGAGAGCGCAGAGTATCTCTTAGTAAAAGGATATAAGCAAGACCCTCTACTCTTTACTCTTTCCGAAGTTGAGAGGGCGAAGAAAAGGGCTGCAAAAAATCCTGAGGATACTCAGTAGATTCTACAATCAGTGTTATAAATAATTTTACTATGAAACTAACTAAATACACACACAACCCAATCGCAGAAATCGAAAGAGCCTTTGATGGTTTTTTCAATCTG